ACTCTTAACTCCAACGTCCGAATCTGGAACGTAGCCGCAGAACACGATTGCGTGACCGCCACCGCCGCGACCGCTGAACGATCTGATGCAACCTTGCCCGTCTGGAGTCATCTCGTTACCCCAGCTAATACCGAGCTGCACAATGCCAACACCTGATCCAATGAACTGCTTGACCTGCTCAGCCGACTTCATTTCGGTATGTGAGTTCAGCTTGTAGATAGCCTTGTCTCGCATGGCTTGCGTGATGTAGCCCCAACCTGGATAGCGATTTTGGTATGGTGCGACAGACTCAATAGGAAAGCCTTTTTTAAATGCCCTGGTTCCACCTTCAAGCGTTGAGCCGTTGTCAGCCCGAATATTGTTCTCCATCTGCGATGCAATGTAGGCATACATTCGGCTGATCTGGATCACTTCGCCCGTTGCGAAAGTGTGGGCAAACTCACCACAGCAACTCAGCGATTGCCCTTGGCAACTCCCGATCTGGCCCTGATCCTCGACTTGCAAAAAGCCTTGAGAACCAAGTGCAGAAGAACGCGGGTCCATTCGTTCTGGAACTTCACCCAGCATTAACAAAACGGCCTCTGTCGCGGAAGATCGCAAAGCATCGCGGTTTTCGAGTTCAATTGGATAGCCAGTGAAAACATTAGTTGTCATTGGATCACCTTCCTTTCTTGGTTAGTTGCTACCACGATCTTGCAATCTTCCGCAACAGGTTAGCCGCCTCAACTTCTTTGCCCGCGAACGTCCCGTCACTATTGCGTGGCAAAGAAAGGTCCAGCGACACATCAAAAGGTTTGTTTGCTTGTTTCCTTGCTGCTTCAGTCGCAGGACGAACGAAATCGAAAAGCTCTTTGTCAGTCTTGATAGTGCCCTTTTCAACTCTATCCGCTGCGTCTGCGAAAATCTTGGCGTTCTCGACTTTCATCGTTGCAAGAATCGCTTTTGTGTCCTTCTCAATCGAAACTGATGGCACTGGGACAACCGGATCAATTGGCGCACGGTCGGTGGTCCATAGCATGTAGCCGAGTGCAGCAACAGCGATCCAGGGTAGCCAGTTGACTTGCTTTGCCTCACTCATCGTCATCGCTCCAGTCAATCGGTTCATCCATCGAAGCAACCGCACTTGGCTCATCAATCCCGCGATCACGCCACCATTGCCAAAGAGCCATCGCAACTTGCACCATCAGCAAAATTGTTGCCGGAGAAAACTTCTGAACTCGTTCATTCTTCTCAAACAAAAGCCGAGCGTCATCGCCCAGTCCGTTGGAAGCTACCCAAGCTTGCCTTGCAACCTCGCGCGCTGCGAGTCGCATGCGTAGCCTAAGCATTTGCTTTCGGTCCTTCGCTACTTCTCAGCGATTCACCAAGAATCCAACCGACAACAGCAATGGCAGAAGTGACAAAGACTTCCTCTGAAAGTCCCCATCCAAACTTCTCATTCAACACTGGTACAGCGATAACCGCCGCAGCCGCCCAAAATCTTCGTGAGGTGATAAGAGTCTTGATAATCGGTGGCATGGTATTTACTCCGCAGTGAATACTGGATACTCAGTTGACTGTAAGACTATCCTTTGTGGGTTACTGGCTAATCGGCTGTCTCGCTTGCTTGTGGCTGATTGTGGGTGATTGTGTCATGCTGGTGCTAACTTCTGGATTCGCGTGATCGTGGACTTCAAGATCGTGTGAACAATGACATTCGAATCTTCCGCGCAAACTGGCTTCTTGGTGTCTGCATACTGCCAGCAGCAAACCACGATTGCTAGTCTTGTCTGCGATTGAACGCGTCCGTAAGTCGTAAACTCAAAATGGTCCGTACCCTCGGCATGATCTCGGAATGAAAGCTGAACGATGTCGCCTTTGCGAATCATGTTGCCCTCATTAGTTCAAACCGAATCGCATCGCTTTCACGATAGAACCGCAACCAAGCTGCATCCTTTGGCTTCGGCCCAAGCATCTTTTCAACCTCCCACCCGTGCGAACCGTCCCCCCATGCGTCTTTGTAGCCTGCAACTCGAACATGGTATTGTTCGTCGTGATAGATAACTCCCATATCGCTAAGACGTTGTCGCTGGATCGGCATCATCCAAGAGTCGTGGGTGTGCCCAGTCAGAACAATGTCTGCGTCAGGCGTAAAGACTGCGATCCGATTTGTTTGGATGGTTCCGCGAGTCACTGGCCCACCTCCACCTGTGCCGTGAAAGTGATAGAGGACTTTCGAAGATCGGTTTCCACCGCTGTGGGAAAACAAGAATCGAATCCACCCACCGTAGCCGCCAGAAAGCACCTGCGATCCTTGCCGCTTCATTTCGTGTGCAAGTCTATCCGTCAGGTCTGTTTCATGCCTGCTACGGATTGCAGTCTCGTGGTTGCCGCGTCCAAGAATCAGAAAGTTCTTGGCGTATGGCTTGTAGAACTCAGCAGCGGTATTAACCAAAGAGTCCAGGTAATTTCCCTGCAAGTGTTCTTCTCGTATCGAATCCTTCGAGCTGCGTTTATCCCACTTCCCCTGCATCGCGCAAAACAAATCGCCGTTGTCGATAATCCAAGCATTGCGTTCAACTGCTTGGTCAAGGTGCTTTTTTTCAAGCTTCCAGTCACACTTTGGGTTGTCGTGGTGGACGTCTGAACGCAGGAGAAACCACTGTTCAAACCCCGCTTTCGCATTATCGAACGATATTGCAGTCGAGTTTGGTCCGATGTGCCGAATCTTGCCGTTGGTACTCATTCGAATCCCCTGTGCAGCGGTTTGTTTGCACAACCCTAGCATTGCACAGTATTCCGTCAGCGTAAAGATTCGCTTAGTTGTGGCTGATTGTGCCTCGTTGTAGGTAAATCCATTCCCGAAGCTGCCAACCAAACCAGTAGTAGACTTTGTCTCCTTTCTTGATTGGCACTGGAAAACTGTTGTCGTTCACCCAATTTAGAATCGTGTTTGGATGCCTGCCAAGCATCACATGCACTTCCTTTAGCGTGTACATTTTCAGGTCAGTTATCTTGTCCATCTTTATTTCCGTTCGTGATGGTGTCGGTCTTTGTAAAAAAAACCGTGTCTTTTTGTTACAAAACTAATCGAGGTTCTGCTTGTCCGCTTTCTTCCGCTTCGCCACCCACTTCGCCACATCTTCACGGATCAGCGAGTCATCGACTGGGTTGTATAGGTAGTGTTTGCCTTGAATGTTTGCGCTGCCGTAATGCCTTGCAACTGAAAGCTGCGTTTGGCTGATGTTCGCATAAGCCACGTTGGTATCAGCCCCAAACTTGGCTTTAAGTTCTGTTTGGTATTTTCTTAGGTCTTCGATTGTTGCCATTTGGTCGCCTTTGTTTGTCGTGTTAATTTGCGCCGCGCAGGTTAATAAATTGTTCACAGGATCAAACCATCTTCGTTTGACCGAACGTGACCGCTGCTGAATCTTGATAAAACTTGCTTCTCACATCCCCCAAAGAATCGCACAATGGTTGCTTGTCAATCGGCTGAACATCTGCGACGATACACACGTTTTGCCAGGGAGAATCAAAACTGGCTCCACCATCAAAATGAACGTGACCGCAATGCCGCCCGACTACACCCCGCGTTTCTCGGATGAAGTCCGACCATTGTTTCTGCGTCAACTTATTGTCTGAGTTCCCAATTTGAATTGTGACCGTTTCCATGAATGACCTTTAAACAATTGCGTGAACCGAAGCCCCCGAACTTCGATTATTGAAATAGACGTAACCGGCGGGGGCTCGGTTACGCATTACGTTCAAACCCTAACCACCGTCACGACTTCGCCAAGTTGCTCACAAGCAAACTCAACATGGGGCGACTCGTTACCAGCCGCGATCACCTTACGAACACTCGTGCAGCAAACCTGCGAGTCGTCGATCCAGACAATCCCTTTAAGTGCATCGCAAACCGACTTTTCCAAGTTGTCGAAGTCTGGCTTCTTGGAATGCCATAAGCGAGGCATTGGTTTTGTTTTCCAGATTTGTCCCGCCGTTCTGGGCAAGACGAAAACGACTTCGATTCTAAGCGGTCCTGTAAGCGGCTTTGAGCGTCCAATCGCTTCAGTGGCCGCTTTGCTGGCTGAAGCCTTGAAAGCGTTTACAGGGTGTTTTGTGGGCGTGTAGTGGCTCACAAAAGCCTTGCCACCACTTCGAACGACTCTAGATCGTTTCCTAGGTTCTGCAACTGGAACGGCGGGGATGGTGAATTTTATCACTTCGAACCTTCTTTCAATGTTTCAAAGGGGGTCTTAGAAGAACCCCTATACACACACGCATAGTAGTAGTAGTAGATAGATAGATAGATATTAGAAAGAAGGGTGTTACACCAACGAAAACATTGGAAACTTCTTTCAAATTGGCATTCTTGACAAAAGCCTATTGTCAGTGAAGGAACTTTTTCCCTCTCATTCCTCAGCATTGAACAAACCATTTAACTTCCCTCGCTATTTGAAGCGACAGCAACCCATGTAGCTGTCCTTCCAGTAGTTGTTTCTGCCTCGATGCTAATCTGCCCAGACTCCCTAAGCTCGTCTAAAAACTCGTTTCGCTCTTTCCGTTTAAGCCATTGAGTACGTCGCGTCAATTCACTCAATCGCATGCGTCCACCTGACTCTGCAACAACCCGAAACAGTTTCTTGCGGCTTGCTTCGGTGTCATTAAACGAGACATGCAACCCCGCTTTCTCTAGCATCCTGCGAGTTAGCCAATTCGAAAGCTTGATTGCCAAGTTCACATCCTCGACTCCGATCACAATTTCTTCGGTTTCCCGCTGTCGGCTAATTGCAAACAGCAAAGCAAGTTTTGCGACCTTCTCCCCTGCTCGACTCCATAAAGCCGCGCCTTCAACTCCATCCGCTTTTTTGCGTTCGTCAATCGCGTCTAGGTGGCTCTCAAACCGCACTAAAGCGTCACTAGAATGCGTTGCCGTGATTGGTTGGGCGAACTCCCTACTCATGTTCCCACCAGGCTGAAAATCGATCCACCAGCGGATTGAATCAATCAGAGATTCCGATGGCTCAATTGCTTTTGGCCGAGTCTTTGAAACGTAACCGTTAGACTCAAAAATCATCATCCGTCCGAGCAATCCGTCCGATATGCTGTCTTTTGTCATTCCGTCCCAAAATCCATCAGGAACAGCAGTGCCGTAAACAACAGCATGAGGCTGGTCGATCTTCGGTGTTTTCTTAGCGTCTGCGTAAGCGTCACCAATCCAAACCTGATCGCTGGACGAAAACAACTGCATCAATATTGTGCCGATGTTGAAAAGGTGCGGAGCTGAACCCGCCGACCCCTTCATGGTGGCAAGCAATCGCCCAACCTCATCAAGTTGAAACAAAGGCGAAAGCTGCGAAGCAACAAACGAAGTCAATCCTGCGCTCGATGCGATTCGCTCTGGTCCGATCAAATGATCGCCGCCAGCAGCGTTAAGGAGTTCCTTGTTCGTCTTTCTGGCTTGCTCCTTGCCAGCACCCGATGGAGCCAACCCCAAAACATAGACGTTCGTTCTGGTCCCAAATTCGCTCTTGACCTTCCTGCCAGTGATTGTCGCGAGCAATGCGATAGCCCCAGCAATTGCCAATTCCGGTTGGGGATACATTGATTTGGCTAGCGTGTAATCGACAATCTCGGCAAGCAGTCCAGCAGGACGAAGGCATTCAAAAGGAAAGTCAACTGGTTTGAGTGTCTGGGCGTCCGGTTGGCTTCCGCTTGAGTTCGGGTTGCCTTCCGGTTGGGTTCCGGTTGAGTTCGGGTTGAGTTCCGGTATTTCAAATTCCGATAGGTCCACCCCGCTATCCTCAGCAATTCGCATCGTTGGCTCTTTGTCTGCTGGAGGTGTTCCGTTCTTGCGTCCGTTGACAGCCGACTCTTGCAATTCATCGTCTCGCAATAAATCAGAATTCCGCATGTTCCAAGATTTCAGCAATTCAAAAACGTCGTAATCCGTGAGACGTTCGCCCATGTCGCCAACGATAGAATGCAAGTGCCCTGCCAGCTTAAACGCTGCGTTGCGCAATCCCCCTTTAGCCACACCAGGAACGCTATCGCAATAGGAACGCGCCCGATCTAGCAGCATCATTGGAGGAGGTGTTTTTGCTGGTTCTAAGCGAGCTGTTGATGTTTTGCGGTCTGTGCCCTTCAAATGCTTTTCAATAAGCCAATTGACAGCCTCTTGACCGTCTCCAATTGTTGAAAACTTGGCACCAATGCATTTTGTCGTCCAAGTCCAAAATCGCTTGCTGTCGTAACATTCAACCCCTTTGCTGTTTGTGCATCGAGAACCGTTTGGTTTCTTTGCTCGAGTCGTTAGCTTTACGCCCGTTCCGCTTGGGCTGATTTCGCAATAGGCGACACCCTCAAACTTATTGAGTATCTCTTGCGCCCAAGGTTCGTAGATGCCTTCGTTTATGCAGTCGTCCAGATCGATACCGCAGTATGGATCAGATTCGCTGAACACAAACGCAATTCCGCTGCGATCTGTTTCGCTGTGTAAACACTGTTCGTAGGTCGCCCAGCAATCTGGATCGTTCGATTTGCCTCGATGACCGTCAGCACGGTAAGGAACTTTGGTTCCGTGTTCTAATCTCCACAACATCCATTGGGATAGTTCCGCTAACTCTCTTGGTACATCCATGATTATTTATCCCCTGTTGCCTTTTTTACGTCCAAGAGTCTTCATGAACACCTGTTTGAACTCGACTATTTTTCCATCGAAACCAACATCAAGCACTAATTGCTGTCCTAGATAGAAACGCATTTTGTCATATTGAAAAAACACACCACCAACTCGACGCTGCCCCATAACGCTTTCGAGTTCCCCGCCACCCCATGTAAGCAAAGGCCACAAAAAAACCTGCTGAAGAACAAATTGCGTACCGACAGAAGAAGTGAAAATTGCGTTCCTGTAGTCGATGCATTGGGATGCTGGTCTACCCAGTCTCTCTCTGCTTCTTTTTAGCTCGATGCCAATTGGTCCAAAACACCAACCAGCATCAACCATCTTTTGCCCTGGGTACAAAATCCTGTCGATTCTGCAACCCTGCCTTTCCTCCATAGGAAGGCAATTCATGTACGCACCAGACACCTCGGATTCAGATTTCCACAAACCCTGTTTTTCTAGTTGCGCAGAAATTCCATCAAAAAACGAAGACGATTCTTGCTCTGTTTCCCAATTGCCTAACGTAAAGTTGCCTCTAGCCTCTTCCGTCTGCAATGGTTGGTTCCAGGTGCTTTCGATGCTTTGAAAAACTGACTTATTCAAAATGGTGCCTCTTCCATGTTTTCATCGATATACAAAAACTCAACTTCCTTTTCTTCTTCGCTTGGCTGTGGGTCGATAGCTTTACGTTCGCCAAACTCGTAACCAATAATCTTTGCGAACTTGTCGCCTTGCTTGCGTTTAATCTTGATTGATGTCGGTTCTTTCAACGAACCAAAGGAGGCATGTGCTACTGCATCATCTGCATCTGTAGGCATTGTTTTTGATGGGCACCTTGTGTGCCACCATGAAAACGCTTTCTCAAAAGCAAAACCCGAATGCTCTACACAAATCCACTCATCACAAATGAATTGATAGCCTTCGTAATAGGTGACTCGCATGCTACGCGGATCGTCGTCTGAAGCTCCACGCTTTTTGTGGACGCAATACTCGACGCTCGTTACTTCATGCTCCTCAATCGTTTCGCTACCACCTAAAGGAGAATCGTCGCTTGCCTCGCCTTCGTGATTCGGAGGAGGAGGAGGGAATTCAAATCCGCAATCTGGACACGTTAGCAAGCCTGCATGAATCATAGATTGGCATTCGGGACAGGTTTTCACTGGCGCATCACCATCTGTATCACCAACCTTTTTGGCTTTAATTTTCAGATTGTCGATTGCGCCATGCCTTTGGACGTTACCTCCAAAGTCGAGAACTAAGCAGTCGCTTTTCTCTGGATCAATTCGAAGTCCACGCCCCACCATTTGATAGTACAAACCAGGCGAAACCGTAGCACGAAGCAAAACAACGGTATCAATCGAAGTCGCATCGAATCCCTCAGTAAGAACATTGACATTGACTAGGTACTTGGTCGAACCGTTTTTGAACTTCTCGATTGTCTTCGACCTTGCACCCGCTGCCGTGGTTCCCGTCACCATGTCAACGTCCTGGCCTGCCTGAATCAACTGGCTATGAACGTTTGCAGCGTGTCCAATACCGCAACAAAAGATAAGCACCTTCTTTCGGTCTGCCGTGTATTTGAGAATCTCAGCTACCGCTTGGCTGACATTGTCACCTTCGTTAAATCGGTTTTCCATTTCCGACTTAACGTAGTCGCCATTGCTTATCTTCGCACCAGTCATATCAACTTCGAAAACGCTTCGCTTGCTGACTAGATGCGATAAGTAGTTGCCTGCAATCAGTTCCTTGATTGATGCCTCGTAACAAATATCATTAAGAAAATGCTCGTCGCTGCAAACGTATCCGTTAGCAGTTCGGTAGGGCGTTGCTGTCAATCCGATCACTCTGATTTTCGAGTTAGTCGCCTTCAAATCTTTGAGCAACTGGACATACATTCCTTCACCGTCGATTGGTATCCTGTGTGCCTCATCGACAATGACGATGTTAAACGGTCTGGAACCAACAAGCTCCAAAACTCGCGTATAAACCGACTGCACACCAGCCACGATAACATCGTTATCTATGGCTCTTTGTTTAAGCGATGCCGAGTAGATACCAACATCGAGTCCATCGACTGCCCGTAACTTGCTTGCTGTTTGCTCTAGCAATTCTTTAACGTGAGCAAGCACAAGTACGCGACCTTCCCACTTCATAACGTCCTGACATATCTGGACGATCACATGGGTTTTCCCCGCGCCAGTTGGCAAAACAATGCAAGGATTGCGCCCTGGATTGTCCTGACAATATTTGTACGCTGCACCGACAGCCTCTTGTTGGTAGTATCTCAGCATGATCGTCCTTACATCCAAGCAGGCTTGTCGGCACCAACAACGGACGCACCACCAGCCATCGCTGGTTGTTTCGATTCGCTTGCTAAACGAACCGATTTATACCCAGCGACTTCGTTGGTTAAATCTCCGTTGTCTTCTCGCTTCTTGACTGCGACTGAAACCATCAACGGAACATTATGGACTTCAATTGAATCGCGTAGTTTCACAACGCCAACCGCTTTGCAAATCGACGACAGTTCAGCCCTAGCAATCTCTACAGCTACAGAACTGCTGTTCTGCAAATTCAACCGACTCCAAACCATTCGTCCAGAATGTTCGCCTTCGAGAACTTGCCAAGTAAACTCAAGATACTTGCCGCCTTTGCTCGTATTCTTCCAGTCACTTTTTACACACACGCAGCGATAGTCGCCCGTAGGAATTGGGGTCCGATCACCCATCGGAGCAACTGCATCAGAATCAAAAACGCCACCTAGATCAGCCATAATCACATACCTCTACACAGATTGAAAAACACAAAACACACTAAACAGAAATGAACTTGGAATACGCTTCGTAGCTCATAGGCAATTCGTCTGGTAATCCCAAACGATTCTTTGCAAGATGGGCAGGACGCTCAGTTGTGCGCAACACTCGTTCACCTGCACCAACCCCAACGCCACGCTCCTTATTAAAGCCCTCGTCCGATTTGCGGACGTTCACTTTGTACGTTGCAAAAAATACTTCGTCAGCCCACTCTTGAATCAGAGCAGCAGCGTCCTTATGCAGCTTCGGAACATACCTGTCGTAGCTGTCGCCCTCTGGATTCTCAAAGCGACTGATAGCACAGTGAGCGATCAGAACGACATTCATCCCGTTATCACGACAGCAATTAAGTGCATTCAAAATGTCGGCAAAAATTTGATTGGCCTTGCCGTACCCTGCACCGTACCCAAAATCCGTAATTGCTTTCTTGCCTTCGTTCTGGCAGACCTTTTTCCAAATCAAACGCTCTAGCCAATCTGCACTATCGACTATCACCGTTTTGTATTCGTGGTCGCCTCCACCTAGTTCGATGATGGCTTGATACGCTGAACTCAAATCCAAACAAAGCGGAAATGAAGCAACGTCCAAATCGGAAATCCCATCTTCCGTAGGCACAAAAACAGCATCAGGAAACGCCGCTGCAAATGTACTCTTTCCAATACCATGAACTCCATAAAGGACAGTTCGTCTTGGTTTCTTTTTCTTGCCCTTACTAATCTTGTCTAGCATTTTCTTCTTCTCTTTCTTTTTCTGAAAAACCACTCTCTAAACCACTACCATCACCACCTAACAACCTCTGTGCCAGTGCGAACGTCATTTCCAGATCGTTCGTCAAATATGCAATTGCAACGTCCCGTGTCTCAGGATTGAAATACAAATCCGAGAACTGCGATCCGTCTATTCCTTTTGGTTTGCTACCAATTCCGCAAGCTCGACAAACAGCATCAAGCGAACCGCTTGGATTGAGCTTTCCGAATCCCCAAAGCTTGCGCAGGTCGATGAATGTGCTGTCGATGTACCGGCGGTTTTGAATAACGGAATCCGGTATTGGTATTCCAAGAATTACCGACCGTTGGCATAAAAACGGAATGTCGAAGTCGTCTGAATTGAAGCCAACCAGATAACCCATGTGGCTGTCTCTGGTTTGTTCGTACAAATCCCAGAAGTCACAAATCAGTTTGGTTTCGCAAGTCGAGTCATCAAGACATTTCGCATAGCAAACACCATCTTCGATAGTTCCAATGGCGACAACACGACCAGTCATCGCAGACAATGCCGCTTTGTTTTTTTGCTCTTGCCAGTAGGTGAACTCCGCTGCTACCAAATCGCTGTCGTGGCTGCGAACCGACTGCTCATGTTGTGCGCGAGCTTCGTCTATCTTTGCATCGATTTTCGCTTGGTCTTTTAAGTTGCCGCACTTGACGGATCGCGGATCAAACTCGCCTGGATGTGGCACTGTGTTTTGATCGAACGCAGGCAATATCTTTTGCAATCGTTCCATTGGGAGCGATCCTGTTTCGATGTCGAATACTTTGTATTTCACTTGCACACCTTACGTTCATTCTTCGCCTTAATACTTTTTGCCTTCCGCAAATCCATCTGCTCTTTCGCAAACAACGACAGCAATGATTGTTCTTCCAGACTTGCAAGCATCGGTTCATCGTCTGGATGGGACAGCTTTTCGCCGCGCAACAATCGTTCCTCAAATACCTTCACCTTCTCTATTGAGCCAGGCCGTGCTTCCGTTGGCACTGGATCGCGAGTCGATTCAAAATCGATGTCATGGCCGCGAGTAAGCAAGTGACCGAATGTACTATCGTCTGAGAATCGAACGCCTTGACGGTAGAGCTGTTCGGCGTACTCACGTTTGATAAATTTCGAATGTTTAATCTTCATGGGTAATCGCCTCTTCACTCAGCATCCAGATACCGAAGTTGTCATGGTCCCTGATGATTTGCAGATACTCGGCCTTGCAAATCTCCCGTATCTCAACGCTCCATTCATCCGACACTTGCCGAGCTGCTTTAACGTAGGCGTC